CGGTTAATTTTATATCCAAAACCGATAACAAAGCGGTGGTGGACTGCATTGATCATAACATTTCCCACTGGGATAAAGAGCATAATATCAATCTAAGAAAACAATCGGAAATTTTCGGTGAAAGCTATGAGCTTGATTATATCAATGCAGACGGTGAATTCTGCGGAACAGTTCTGACTCCGCTCAACTGCTATTGTTTGGAGGATGGTTCTGCCGAAAGAAATGTTACACTTGCTCTGCATAAATTCAAGAAGCAATTTGATTCAAATATATATTTGGATATTTATACCAATGCGCAAATTCTGCATTATCAAATTGGTGATGTGGATTCGCTGGGAGCAATCTATTCAGAGGGTAATCTTACTTATTTGGGTAGCCATGATCATATTTTTGGTCGTGTGCCGGTAATTGTATGTCCTGCCAATGCAGAACGCAAAAGCGGATTTGAAGATGTAGTTTCTTTGTTTGACGCCTATAATGCGATTAATTCTGATTTGGTGAACGAGATTGCGGATCACCGCAACGCTTACCTTGTGATTGAGAACGCCAAGCTTGAGGATGATGATTTGCTGAAAATGAAAAGCATGGGAATCATACAGGTGCCAAAGGGCGGTAAGGTCTCATGGCTCACGAAGGACATCAACGGCGGTTTTGTGCAGAACGAACTTGAAAATATTGAGCGGAAAATTTATGACATGATGGACGAGGTCAATTTCAATGAGAACTGGGCAGCCAATACTTCATCTTTAGCTTTGCGTAATAAACTGCTCAATCTGGAAAACCGTGTATCTATGCGTGAAGCTTTTATGGAACGTGTCATTAAGCAGCGTCTCAGAAATCTTTTTGTTTTCATTGCGAAAAAAGAAGGCGCTTCATACGATTACCGGGATGTTACAGTAAAATTCACAAGAAATCTCCCAACCGACCTCACAGGGCTTGCGGATGTAATTGTCAAACTTGAAAATGTCTGCTCGCAGGAAACGCTTCTTACCCTGCTGCCATTTGTGGAGAGCCCCAAAATTGAACTCAATAAATATCAGGCAGAGCAAAAGGCAGAAGATACTACGGATACAGAACAGACGGTTACACAATAAAACAGCATTTGAGGCACTTTCATTACAGGGCAGGGTAACTTTACCTCCCCTGTTTTTTTATTGCCTGAAACAATGCAAAACACAATATTACACATCTGCGTAAAATGCAGATAAATCCAGTATTCATGGGGCTTATCGGCTCTTATCATAAAAATTAATTTGCCCGTTTTAAGGGGTGAGGGAGATGATACTACTTGTCAAGAATCAGTGATTCTGATAAATCAGATTTGGAGTTTTGGATGGATGAAAAAGGCAATATCAAATATTTTAAAAAGTGCGCTCGTTGTGCCAATCCCTGCAAACAGTCCTACCGGTGCAAAGAGGTCGATTGCTCACATTATAAGCGCAGATAAAAATTGTCCTTGGTAAGACAGTAAACTGCCCAAAAACGTATTCGGTTCTTTTTGAGTCGGATGGGTAAATTTTAAGGAGGAAAAAATTATGACACTAGATGAAGTAAAACAGTATTTCAGTGAAAACAAAGACAGCGAGGAAACCAAAGCATATCTTCAGGGACTTATCACCGCCCAAGGGGTGCAAAATTTTATGGAAACACAGGATGGCAAATCGTGGCTGGATTCTGTGAAAGACAAGCATTTACAAAAAGGTCTTGAAACTTGGAAAGCTAACAATCTGCAAAAGGAAATTGACAAAAAGATTACGGAACTTTACCCAGAAGAAAATGAGGAGAAAAAACAGCTTCGGGAACTTAATTCCAAAATTGAAAAGATGGAGCAGGAAAAGCAGCGGGAGGTTCTGAAGAGCAAGGCTCTTACCGTGGCATCGGAGAGAAAGCTCCCAATCACGAATATTGTCGATCTGCTATTAGGCAAAGATGAAGAATCCACGCTTGAAAACATCGGCAGGCTTGAAACTGTTTTCGGCGATTCCGTTCAGTCGGCGGTGGAGGAAAGGCTCAAGAGCAATTCCTATATTCCACCACAAAGCAAGGAACAGGAGCCCAAAGTTAAAAATCTGGGCGATGCCCTCAAAAATTATTATACGAAAAACAACAATTAAATTTGAAAAGGAGAAATGATTATTATGGCAATTACATTAGCACAAGCAAAATTAAACACTCAGGACGATATTCAAAAAGGGGTTATTGATGAATTCAGAAAGAGTTCGTATATCTTTGACAACCTCACTTTTGACAATGCGGTAACGCCCGGAACCAATGGAGCAACTCTTACATATGGTTACACAAGGCTGATTACCCAACCAACAGCAACTTTCAGAGCAATTAATACGGAATATACTGCGCAGGAAGTCACCAAGGACAGGTTTACGGTGGAACTCAAACCATTCGGCGGTTCTTTTGCGGTTGACCGGATTGTTGCCAATACCGGCGGATTGGTTGATGAGGTAAATTTACAGGTTCAGCAAAAGGTAAAAGCGGCAAAGGCTCTGTTTCACGATACCATTATTAATGGTGATGCCGCAATTAATGTGAATTCGTTTGACGGCTTAAATAAAGCGGTAACCGGTTCTACGACTGAGTATGGGGTGAATAAAACAATTGACTTGTCAAGCACTTCTGCAGTGGATACCAATTACAAGCAGTTCCTTGATATGCTGGATGAATTTCTGTCCAACCTTGATGCAGCACCCACATTTCTTGGCGGCAACTCGAAACTGATTACCAAAATTAAATCTGTGGCAAGACGAGCGGGATACTTAACACAAAGTGAGGATGCTTTCGGTAGAAAGGTTGATGCCTATGACGGAATTCCACTTGTGGATTTGGGAGCTAAGGTTGGCAGCAATGATCCGGTCGTATCCATCATCGATACCAGAAAACCCGATGGAACAAATGCAGTAACCGGTTTAACCGATCTTTATGCCGCAAGACTGGCTCTTGACGGTTTTCATGCTGTTTCCCTCGCCAATCAGGACTTGGTGAAGATTTGGCTTCCAGATTTCAGCACATCCGGTGCGGTGAAAACCGGCGAAGTGGAAATGGTCGCTGCAGTAGCACTAAAGGCGACAAAGAGCGCCGGTGTATTCAGAAATATTAAAGTAATATAAACGGAGGATTTAAACATGGCGAGGATATACGCTAAGAACAAGGAATACAACGGTATATCCGCAGGAATCAACTTTGTAAACGGGGTGGGGGTCTCAATAGACTCCCGCCTTCTTTCTTGGTTTGAAGAAAACGGATATTGCGTTTTACCAGAGTTGGATGAAATGAATTATAAAGAATTGGCCGAATATGCAAAATCAAAAGGACTCAACGGAATCGGGATGAAAAAAGAGGAACTTTTCCAAATGCTGAAAGAAACGGAGGAACCAAATGCTTGAACTTGTAAAGATGCTGCTTGGTATCGACAGCACAGATACATCAAAGGACAAAATTTTGAATCACTATATTACTCAGGCCAATAAAATGGCTCTGTTTTACTGCAATGTTGTGGCCTTGACGGGTTATGACGATACGATTGCGGAGTTGGCAGTTTATCTGTATAAAAACAGAGACAGCAGAGGTTACACGCAGAAAACGGAAGGCGAAAAGAGCGTTGCATTTGAATTGGGTATTCCTGAGGCAATTAAAGTGGCGCTGCCAACTCCAAAAATAACAGTGGGGACGACAGATGTTTAAAGATACACAGATTGAGATACTGGATAGCTCCTTTCAACATATTGCTGAAACCGATGCTGATATACAGCCGTTTGAAAAGGCCATGGCTTTTGAGGACGGCATTGAAATTGACATTACAGAAAGGGTATTCTGTGAAACTCTTCCTCAGATAGATGACCAGTCCTATTTAAAGATTGGCAGTAAGCTTTATAAAATTATGGAGATAAAACCTTACAGCGATTATTTAGAACTTTGGCTCTATGAATGTGAGCGTGGTGCCATATGAACAGTGTTGAAAAACTATGGAATTTCTTTCAATTTGAAAAAGGACAACAGATTACGATTAATGGAGTACAAAATATAGGCATCATAAGCAGCGCAAGTGAAAACCCAAGCTATTATGATGATCAGTATTTACGAACCGATGTACCTATTAAAACCGGAGATATCATCGTATATCAGAATAAAAAGTGGGTTGTCATTTCTCATCCGGCAGAAAATAGTAAAACTTATCGTGCCAAAATGAGAGAGTGTAATTTTACCATCAAGGTGTATATCGGGGAAACACTCCATGAGTTTGATTCTGTCATTGAGTCTGAGAGCGCCTATATTCAAGACGGTAAAGTAATGAATATTGCTACAGGAGAGATTATTGTCACTGTACCATCAAATGAATATACAGATAAAATTGATATCAGCGCGAGGTTTATTAAGCTCGGGTATGCTTGGAAAGTCAGTGGCGTTGATAGAAGTAAAAAGGGGCTCAATATTATTCATGCCGATAAAGATGTCTTCATTTCGGATGACGATAAGCTAAATGAAATTGCCGACCGATATAAGCAAGACCATCAATATGCAATCAGTATTTCTAACCAACAGCCAATAGAGGTGACTTTAGGTGGAACCACACAGCTTGTTTTTATTGTAACTGACAAGGGCAGTCAGGTTTCCACTTTGCCGGAAATTATCTGCACATCATCGAACCAAGCAATTGCAACAGTCAGCAATACTGGGTTAATAACCGGAATTTCCAATGGAGAGACAACGATTACCGCTGTTATTAATGGGCATCCAGAGGCAATGGTGACAGCATTCACAAAGATAACTGGAACGGTAACTCCCAGCTATTCGGTTGCCATAACATTTAAGAACTCAGCGCAAATAAGAGTTGGCGGTTCCGCAAAGCCATTTACCGCTGTTATTTATGAAAACGGCACTGCGATAACAACCAAAATGGTAACATGGTCAGTTAAAAATAAAGATGTCAGCGGAGATGCAATGACAGTGTTATCCGATATGACAGGTACAACCTGCAAACTGACTGCGCTTAATAACAATGCTTATATTGGACAGACAGTTGTGCTTACCGTGACTCTAACAGATGACAGCACCATATTTTACAACCTCAATGTTTTAATTATTTCACTTACGTAAAGTAGATAGAGGAATGGAAAAAAGACATTACATTCCTCCCAAATATGAGTATGAGAATTCCTACAGTTAGGAAATTACAATATTATAAAAATAAAAGGAGAAATTTATATATGCCAAGACTTAGAACATTAACAGAAACTTATAACTACATAAAGGAACAAGATAACGAAACTGCCATTACCCCTAATGCACTCCGCCGGATGGTGGTATCGGGGCAGATTCCTTGTGTCAAAGCAGGCAAGAAATATCTGATTGACCTTGATGTATTGTTTGAATATCTTAAGGGAACCAAGCCGGAAGACGTGCTGCTGGGCTACAAAAATCATTTAAAAATAGCTTAATAAAACTATAAAAATCCAACAAATAAACATCAAAATTTACTTGCTAATTGTAGGTGTCAGAGGTAACATGGTGTCCACAAAAGCAAAAATCAATAAATAAAAAGGAGATATTCATATGGCATCAATCAGAGAGCGCAACGGTGCTTACTTTATCATGGTCAGCACTGGTTATGACACCACAGGCAAGCAAATCCGAAAAACAATGACGTGGAAACCGGACGAGGGCATGACATCAAAGCAAATTGAAAAGGCACTAAATGAACAAGCGGTATTGTTTGAAAAAAAGGTATTGTCAGGGCAGGTCTTGGATGGAGGTGTTACCTTTGCGGAATTCACAGAGCGATGGTGTAGGGACTATGGTGAAGTTCAACTTTCACCCAAAACCTATGCAAGGTATCAGTCCATGCTGAAGCGTATTTTACCGGCGATTGGG